GTTGTTCAAGCATGTCTTCTATTTCATCAAGGATTTCTGTCCCTCCTAGGTCGTTTTCGTTGTAAACAGACTGGATATAGTCTTGGATATCTGCAATTGTCACGTTTCCTCTCCTTTTCTATCTTTCCACGGGATCTTAACCTTGTAATCTCCCTTGTAATACGTTCTTCCAACCCCACAGGTTTTCGCGAACTCATCCAGATATGTTTGCAGTTCTTTTATCTTGCTGTCCGGAATGTCAAACATAGCGTCCTCGTACATGTCTTCTGTCGCGCTTTCGAGAATGTTGACCGCATCAATCCTCATTTCATACGAGACGGTTGTCCACGCAATTTCCGGCTTTGGGTCATCGGCATCGTGGCACTCTTCCCAATCTTCAAAGAATTCGTCCCAGTCCAAGAAATACCCTTCGTTTTCTGAGAAGTAGTCGGAATAAAACATCCCGCAGCTCTCTATCATCTCCGGTGTGGCCCAAGGCGCTTTTTCTTCGCGTTCTGCCTGTTCCTTTCTGATCTTCTCCCTGTCCGCTTTTCTCTGAGCTTCGCAATTGTGCTTAAGCATCCCTCTTGGCAAGATTTCTCCGCAGAGTTTGCACCTGTTTACAACGCCGTTGTAACAATGTTGGCAAAAGCTGAGCGCCTGATGCTTATATGGGAACATAACGCTTTTATCCGGGTCTTCGGTAAGCCCATATATGTTGTTTTGAATAACCATCCCCGTCCCGTGGCACACCTGACATATTTCTTCGTTCTCGTGTAGATCTTTCACGAGGCTTGCATTAATAAGTTTGGATATATAATCCGAATCCTCAATAATCACCCGTTCCGGTTTTACAAAGTTTTCCATGTTTCCTCTCCTTCTTTCGGAATGACGGTTGGCGCAATCTGTAACTCGACCATCATTTCTCGTATTCTTGTGTCCGCGTGCCCGCCAGCTCGGCAGAATCTCAATTCGTCTCTCAGCTTTTCATATAAAGCATCCGCATCGATCAGCCTCCCATGCTCTGGGACTTCTATTAGGGGACAAGTACAATTTCTGGCGCATTCACAGGCTGGATCATTATACCCGCAGGACAGGCATCCTTTTGGTTTATGTGCTTTCTTGATATATAACCCCATCATTCGCTCCTTTCGCCTACTCCGGTGGTGAACGTGAAAGGTCAGGATCTCCCTTCAGCTTTTCTGCTCGCCGAAATAACGGTTGGAGCTGTCAAATCTGCTTGGCACTTTCCTTCCGGGGTAAACACCACACTTACTTGAATCTTTCCGTGCGCATCAATCAGGTCACCGTGGTCTTGTACTTCGATAGCTTCAGCCTGTTCTTGCGTTGCCTCAAACGGCGTAACAACTTTCCCGTCGTGTCTAATGATTAAGATTTTTGTCTCTTCTTCTTCTGTCGGCATCGACACTCCCCTAATATAAATGCTCACGGTTTCACCTTGCTTTCAGGTTCGTTAAAATAAAATATCAGTGCCTCGAGGTTTGAATACGGAACGTAGATATTATCAAAATCTCCATGAATGTCTTTTAATCTGCTATAGATATGTACGCCGTCAGAATCAAGACTGAATCCTCTGATTTCATCTGCCAACAGCGTTGCATCATAATCAGTTACCCAATCGTTGCCGCAAGACTTAACCCTAATTGCGCTAACAGGTGGCTTAAATGCGTAACTTTCAATCTCCATCTTTTGTCTCCTTCTTTCTACCAATATCCATGATCTCGGCTTCTGCGATCAGCGCATCCGCGTCAATCACCCGACCGTGGTCAGGAATTTCGGTCATTTCTGCTCGCCAAGACAGCAGTCGGCTTCTCCACGCATCTGTCCGAATGTTCATTCGTTCCATCTCTCAAGGTCTGCGATAACGCATCTATATGCGTCTGCAATCCCCTTGTTATATGCGGCTATATTCCCAAACTTCCCATCGTTCTGGTAATTTTTATCCGCCTCATCGCATCGGTGCTTATAAGCTTCGATTGTGAACTTGATTGCGGTTTGGAGTGCATCGTATTTTTCTGTCTTCTCTTTCTTTTCGTCCGAAGGTACAACAGTTGGCGCTTCATCAATCGCCTGAAAGATTCCTATAGTCCACATCCCATTATCAACGCTGTTGAGACCGCCGCGAAGCGGATAGTCGTGTGCGGAAACAATGTCTTTTACCGCTTCAGCCTCAATCAGTCTTCCGTGGCTGGTGATAGGGATTAATGGGCATCTTTCCATCCGGTTCTCTGCGGGATCGCGGTCGCTTTCGCCGTCCTTTTCAAACAGGCTCTCTTTAACGGCTTTGCAGTAATACATGTCGTAGCAAAGGTCACAGTCGTAGCACCTTGTCGGCATTTCCATGTTCGGGATATATACACCTGCCATTTAATTGACTCCTAATCCATCCATTGTTCATGTTTCCACACGCCTCAGCCAGTCAAGCCAGAACGCTACTTCTTGCGAGTTCCCTTCGTAGCCAGAAACAGAGGACAACTCTTTCGCCAATTCCTCAACCGACATTTTTCTGGTCCTTTCATAGTTGGTAACGGAAGGCTTTGGCGGTTCTTCCGCAATGCAGTTCCACGCTTCTGGTCGTTTCCCGCCCGTGTCCTTTACATCGAAAGTGACGGAAGTGCCTTCGTTAAAATATTTCTCGTTATTCACACATTGCCGATATCCGAGAAAATATTCCACATCGTCCTCGCCAATAATAAGCCACGTTCCGGCTCCCCTGAACTTTTTTACAATAACTCCCTTCATGTTGCCTCCTCAAAACAATGCAAGTCTTCATCGTAACATTCGTCTGCAAATGCAAACCCGTCAAATCTGTATGAGCTTTCTACATTGTCATAATTCGTATAAACAACCAACGTCCCTCTTTTGATCTTGTCGCATTCCCCTTCGGTGATGGTGTGTCCCTGAACTTCGAGCGGATGCCAGTGCTTGCAGTTCCCGCAATCGTTGGGGTGAATTGTCTCTTCTCTCATCGCTCAGCCCTTCATTTTACACCCGCAGTTCGGGCAGTAATCATACGCCGGTGCATAGCGCATATAATGCGTATCTTTTCCGCATGCAGAGCAAGTATCAACGCGCCATGAGCCGTCTTCGTTCATTGGAATCCACTTCCCGTGCTTCTGCTCTATCACGTCAGCGGCTGGCACGGACCTGATCACATTGGAAGGAATCCACGCATTTAATCCGTAGTATTCAATAAGGGCATTCACTGCCTTGTCCGCATCAATGTATTTCTTCATTTTCTCTGCTTTTTCCTTTCCTGAATCACCTATTCGCCATTAAGCACGATCTTGTTACTCTGTGTGGTCAACTCTGTTCTTTTCTCCTGTTCCATGCTTTGATACTAAGTCTTGTCGTAGATAGCTCCATCTTCGCAGAGCACTTGTTACACTTCACATAACCCTTACTTGGATAGCATGTATATAGAACAGACGCATTGTGTCCGCAAAACGGGCATTTCTCAAGATATTCCATCACCCAGATTCTCCTTTTGCCACTTCTTAATTTGACACTCGCATTCAGGGGAGGCAACCCACTGTCCCATAGCATTTAGAAGATACTCATTTCGTTTGCCGGATTCGAGCTCTTCCTTTAGCTTTGCATTTTCTTTTTTATATTCTTCTTCTTTGTCGAGATCAGGCACCACTAAGCCCCCCCTATTCCATCACTCAGCCCTCTGATTCCATGCCTTAACCACTTTTTCAAATGCTGATTCTCTCTCTGCGTCACTGATACAACCATCCGAATGCGCTTGTGTCTGACACCAGCACTTCAGACACTTTACGCAAATTCCACCATCGTTAAAGGCAAATACTTTCACTTTTTCGCTCCCGCAAAACGGACAACTCTTCAGCATTTCCATCACACTTCCTCCTTCGTCTTAGAAGCCGTACAGTTGCATGCAATCTACGCCGTATTTGTCTTTGAGGACGTAAAGCACTTCCTGTGCAGAATGTACACCCATGTTCCGAATCTTCAGAAGCTTCCCGCTCTCTGCCACTTTCCGAACATCCCCAACTGTTTTGCACCCGAACCGGACGAGGCAGTTGTATGCTCGGACGGACAGTTCCATCTCCATAATGCTCTGTGCCATTTGCTTTCCGACCATCGCCGTCTCTCCAGAATCATTGATTCCAGCCTCTTTCTCTTCTTCGCTGAGTCTCTTTTCTCTCTCTTCCAGCTCTTTTTCCTTTTCCGCTATCGCCGCCTCGCGCTCGTTGAGTTCCTTCATCCTCTCGAGACCGAGATTTCCGTACCGGATTAAACGGAGCCTTGCCGGATGCCGGAGCTTGCGGCACGCCTTTGCCAGAACTTGTCTGACCCGCTCCGGGCTGATTTGGAGATCATTCGCTACTTCCGTCAGAGTTTTCTCTTTTCTGTATCTGAGATCGACCGCCTCTTTTTCACGGTCGGTCAGTGTTGAGATCGCCTCTTCCAGACCTTCATAGTCGAATTCGATGCACTCGTTTTCTTCTTTTTGGAATATGCTTTCGACCAGATTGAACGGCCACGTAAACACATATTTTGACTTCAGTGTGTCGTCCCCGACGTATTTGTTGAAAAGGTAGGCGCTGTACGACGCGTTCCGGAGCTTCGCGAAATAGTCAGCGTAGTGTTCAAAGATTTCTTTGTTCTCGCGCTCAGAACAACGCCCAACCAGATAATCCACCGGAACCTGAAAGTAGTCCGCCAGAGCAATAACCGCATTCAGGTTCGGATTTCCGTACCCGGAAAGATACATTTTCAGTGAGCTTTCCTTAATTCCGGTCGCTTCGGAAATTTGTTTCACCGAAACGCCAGAATTATTGTAGAGCCACTTCAGGTTTTGCCTGTCCCAAGAGTTCTCTTTACGTTCTTCTTCGTCAATCAGCTTGTTTCTGATTTCCAGTCCCATATTATCCATTATAATTGCGGCAAGGGCACTCCGACCTCTATAGGTCGGGGCGGAATTGCCGCCCTCCTTTCTGTTAAATAGGTGCTCGAATGTGATACAAACTTTATCTTGCTTGGTACAATCTCTAATTTGTTCCCCGAAAGAACGCTTAGAACAAACGAACATTTTAATCTTCGCCCATGAATAAACCACTGTTTGCCTCTTGCCAGCACAACATCGTTAAGCCTGAATCCTTTTACCTCAAACGGTGCTTGGTTTCGTTTGCGGGTTCCGCCTTTGTTTATCGTTAGCTTGTGAATCTGTCGATTGTGGCAACGAACCTTCTTCTGATGAAAGTAAAAGTCTAAGGGCTTTGCAGTCGGGTTTCCGCTGATGCATCGAGCATCAACGTAATGCTCTTTCGGAAGGTTGTTCTCGATTCGAACGTTCTTTGTGATGTAACCGTAGGTCATGCTGACGTTCGGGTATTGCGCCTTTAACTCATTGTAAAACGCCCAACGCATGACGCCCATGAAAGTTGCGTCTCGAAAGCTCATGCCGCGCTTTATCGTCTTAGGCAACTCGATTTCGCCCCTGTGGTATTTCTTGTGACACGTTTCACAGAGGGTTATCAGGTTGTTCGGAGCGTCACCACCAGTCTTCCGACTCTCGATGTGGTGGACGTTCAGAATCTTATCCTTCGACTTCCCTTTACAGCATTGGCAGGTGTGCCCGTCTCTGAATAACACGTATTCTCGGACGTTCCAGAAGTTGAGCTGGTCGCCCTGTTGGTATTCTTCTCCGCTGATCTCCGGGTTCTTGATTTTCTGAATGTCGAAGCTCGCGGTTTCGACTATGATTTTCGATATCGGCAGAATCTTGCAAACTTTGTCAACGACAGTCAGGGGAGTTTGGACTTTGTGTTGGATAGACGGAGCGAGCCATCCGTCCGGTCTTGTACGGTTATCGAATTTCGGCTTGCGGTATCTGGTTTTGCGGTTTCGGCGGGAACGCCTGAGTTCTCTCCTTGTGGACAGCAGATCGACAATATCGTTCCGCAACTCCACGTCTGCTTCGTACAGAACTTTGCTATCGGTTGTCGCCGAGATTCCGATGTGTTTGCTCCCGGCATCCACGCCGAGCACGATCTCTTGAGTTTCGTTTCCGGTTTCGTACAACAACTGTATCGTAAACGGGCAACGGCGGATAACCTTAGCTTTGCCATCTCTAAGCATCCGTCTGACTTTTCCGTGCCGCTCGGTCGGCATAAGCGGTTGCCCGTCAATATTCAGCACATATACCACGAACGACACCTCCTATCGTTTTGTACGCTTTGCGCTTTAAGCCGGTGCGTACTACCGTTAAATACCTTCCCCAATGTTATCGCAAGGTTTCGCGCCAGCAACACTGCCCCTACCCATCAGGACTGTTTAATCACTGACCTTAGAGCCGCAGACTAGGTATGACATCCACGGGTAACTATACATTCTT